GGTGCACTCCTCCAGAAGTCGGAAAGGGGGGGGGTTGAGATCAGTCTTGACGTCACTTGTGTACTTGAGACCAAGTTTTGGGAACACCATCATGAGCGTGTGCTGGTTGAACCATTTCACCGCCCAATCTGAAATGTTCATGATGTTGTCGTCTCCGTACATCATGAGTTTGACGTTGTCTTCGAAACCTTTCAGAGCATCCTTTCTGCTCTTGAAATGTGGCTTCATGATCTCGAGCCATGCCATGCGGAACATGATCATACCAAAAATGCAATTGATGATTGTTGTCATCGGATTGCCTGAAGGCATGCCATGTGTGTTCTCGAAAATCTTGCCCCCAACAATGTGTTGTGCTTGGGACAGAGTGACTGAGAGACACTGCAAGGCCATGGCGTCTTTTGGATCTTTCAACCCAGTGAGCTTGGCAGCAACGTCAGAAACGGTTGCTTCGATGGCTTGGCATGTCTGACTGTTGTCAAATGAGCCAAAATCGCCAGCGACGCAATGCTTCCCAAAGAAGCCAAGCAATCGTGAAGCTGTGTCCCATTCCTCACTCAAAGGATTGATCCCGACACAACATTCATTCTCAAGCCTGCCTTCAATGACGCTGTTGCACATGGCACCGAAGTACATTCGGTAAATGATTGTGAACTCAAGCGGACATGCGGCTATCAGTCGTGTTTTCATGTCATCAACTGATTCGTTTGGTCTCGTCTCGTCTTTCATGAGATCCATAAAAACAACTTCTGGCACTTTACCAGATTCCAGTTGCTCAATGTATCCCATGACCCTCTCTCTGATTTCGTTGAGTTTTGGGTTGTCAAGATCATACTCCTCACCGTATCCAAGAATTGACTTCTTGCCGTCCCGGACTTCGGGATCCTGGCAGAGTGGCCAACCTGGTGACGTGTTCCTCGGAATCTTCTTGAAAGACTTGAGTTCGGGATGTCCAACAATCGCCTCCTCGAAGGTGAGTTTCATCCCTTTGTTCTTCATGCTCTTGTCTAATTTTGTGTAGACAGCACGAGCGCATGCAGCAAGGTCCTCCTCGTCAAGCGTGACATTGAGAGCGTCCTGCTTCTTGAGCGCTTTGTTGAGAGCCTGCCTGTTCAAAATTGCAGGTCTCTTGCTTGGAGTGTCCATGAGCCCATAAAGCTGCGACTTTCTGATTGCAGACTGCATGGGCTGGAAGACTGGCTTGTCGACAGTTCGCACAATCATG